AAGCCACGCTTGATCTATGCGACCATTTTCTTGACGCCAGGAAAATGGTTTTTTGTGCCGTTTTCTGTCGGTAGATGCCGTTTTCTGTCGGTTTGGCCGCGACCCTCTTGTTGGTCTCTGATTTCCCCCGCATGGTTTGCCTTATCGAGCCCCTGTGCCGCTCGCCCGAAGGCACTGACCCACTTGGTTGGATTACCATGACGCAAGAACAAACCAACACCCCACTGACCTTATCCGACATTGCCGCCGAAATCGGTATTGCCCTGGACGAGGTGGAACTACCGCAGGAACAACCCGCCGCAGAGGCTACCGAGGAACCGCCCATAGAGGCTCCCGAGGCGACCGACACGGAGGAGCCAGCGGAAGCTGATCTTTCACAGGACACAGACTCAGACGAAGCAGACGAAGCGACCGACGAAGCCGAATCCGACAAGGACGACGCCGAGAAGGAAGAGGAAAAAGCCCCCGTCCCCGAGAAACTGCTCAAGCGCATCGACAAGCTAACGGCCAAACGCCGCGAGGCCGAAGAACGCGCCGACACTCTCGAGACCGAGGTCAGCGATCTCCGAGCCAAGCTCGACGCCTCCACATCGGTCCAGATTACTCCCTCCCCGAGCGACCCGCTCGCCGATGTGGAGACGCCGGACCAACTCGAAGAGCGCATCACCATTGCGAAAAAAGTCCGCACATGGGCCATGCGCAACCTCGAAGGCGCCACCGTGCAAAACGCCGCAGGCGAGGATGTTTACTACGAGCCATCCCAAGTGCGCGACTTCCTTGCCAATGCCGACGAACTCCTCACCGAGCACGCCCCCAAGCGCAAGGAGTGGATCGCCCACCGCAGCCAGGTCGTTCCCGAGGCCCGCGCCGTCTACCCGCAGCTCTTCCAGGGCGGCACACCCGAGAGCGACATGCTCCGCCAGACGCTCAGGGCCTTCCCGATGCTCAAGAGCATGCCGAACCTCGAGATGGTCATCGGCGACGCCATCGAAGGCCAGCGCCTCCGATTCGCCCGCGCAGAGGCTGCCCAGAAAAAAGCCGCATCCGCCTCCACTGAGTCAAAAAATCCTGCGAAATCCACCAGCGCCCCACCATCACCAGCAAAAGGTGCCAAAGTCCCTGCCAAAGACATAGAGACCCGAGAGAGAGCCAAAAACATCTACTCCCGAGCCTCCTCACTGAAATCAGACGACATCGCCGCGTTCCTCGAAGGAGCGCTCTAAAACCAAAAATCCAACACCCCCCCCTAACAAATGTCAGCTACTCTCATCACCTCCCAGACAGGAATCCGCCAGGACCTGTCCGACCTCATCGCCGTCGTTGACGCGAAAACATGCCCCGTGGTTTCCATGGCCAAAAAAGGCGCCGAACCCATCAATCCCCTCACTCAGTGGCAAGCCGACAGCTACGGCACTCCGACTCTCGCCGGAGTCCTCAGCAACAGCGATGTCACCGATGCGAACTACGAAGACCAAGCCGCTAACCGCGTTTTGCTTTCCGCCCGTATTCAGAAGTTCCGCCGCGTGCCGTCCGTCGATGATTTGGCCAATAGCGTTTCTGAAGTTGCCGGCATCGGCAAAAAGCGCGAGATGGCCCGTGCCGTCACCAAGTCCCTGGAGATGCTCAAGCGCGATATGGAGGCTACTTTCTGCTCCAACCAAGAGTCCCGCGAGCAGTCCGGCGCAAACGCCTACCTCACCCGTGGCCTCGGCCGCTGGATCCAGAACGCAGCGCAGTCCGACCTCCCGGTCAACGCCTCCTACAGAACACCGGCAGCATCCGTGCTCACCACAGCCCCCTCGGCCCTCACAGAGACAGCCGTGCAGGGCCTGCTCCAGAGCCTCTTCCTGCAATCCGGCAAGGTGCAATCCTACAGCCTCGTTTGCGGCCCAGCCCTCAAGCGTGCCTTCACAGGCTTCACCCGCACGCAGTTTGCTTCCACGAATGTCGGATCCAGCATCCGCACACTCACCCAGAGCGCAGAGAGCAACAAGATCACTTCGACCATCGATATTTTCGAGGGCGATTTCGGTTCCCTGGAGCTCATCCCCTCGCTCTTCATGGCCGCTGACGCCACTGGCGCCACAGCCACCGACGAGCAGCTCGGACGCGGCTATGTCCTCGACATGGACATGGTCGAACTCCGCTACAACCGCAAGCCCCGCTACCAGGAACTCGAAGACCGTGGCGGTGGAGCACGCGGCATCGTAGATGCGATCTGCGCACTCTGCGTCAAGAGCCCTCTGGCTCTCGGCAAGTTCGCTCCGACCGCAGCCTAACACAACCTCCCCCGCATAGGTAGGGAGGGGCGCCGCCTCCCAGAACTCCAAAAAGCGCCCCTCCCAATGCGGGACCCCTTTTCTAAAAAAAAAATGTCAGTCGCCCTCGCCGATGAACTTGAATCCGACCTCGGAGACCTCGCCCCACTCGTCACCGAGGAACTGCGCACCGGCTGGCACGCATCGATGGTCATGGCCGAGATGCGCCAGCAGCGCATCAAGCAAGCCAGCGACTTCCTCGCCAACGCACGCCGCACGGTGGACGGCATCGGCCAGCACACCATGAGCGTCGATTTCGACACCTACATTTACTGGAACAACCAAATCCCCGGCTGCTGGAAGGACAAAGGATTCCGCGAGGAATTCAAAAAAGCGAACCCCCACACCGCCGTCAAGACCACCTTTCCCACCCGAATCATCCGACCTTGAAAAGCGACCAAGTCAGCAACCTTGTGGGAATGATCGACGCGGCTGAGACCGACGCCGCCAGCTACTACACGAGAAAGAATGTCAACTACAACACCCGCTACTGCCTCTGGCCCGGTCAAGACGAGTCTGGCCGCAAGCTCTCCGTAAACCTCGGCAAGCCCGCCTTCCCGTGGGATGGCGCCGCCGACTCCCGCATCCGCCTCGCAGACATGATCTGCAACGAGCGCGTCCGCCTTCTCAAAAATTCTTTTCAAAAATCCCGCCTCTCCGTCATCCCCACCGAGGCCACCGATCTCATCGCCGCCAACAAAGTCCAGACCACCATCAAATGGCTCCTGCACTCGCACTGCTCCCAGATGATCCGCCGCGAGATCGAACTCGCCGCCAACATCCGCGAGACCTACGGCCTCGCAATCATGGGCGTCTTTTGGCGTCGCACCACCCGCAACGAGAAGCTCACTTTTACCCTGGAGAGCCTCCAAGCCACCTACCTTGAGACCGGCGACCCCGCGATTGCCATGATGATCGAGGCCATCCTCGACCCCACGCAGGAGGAAGCCGTCGCCCGCGAGATGGAAATGTTCCTCCCCGGCCAAGGATCCGCCGCCAATGTCCGCAAGCTCCGCGAGCAGGGATTCTTTTCTTACGACTCCCCCTACATTTTTGAGAACCTCCCCGAGTGGACCGCCCTCGAGGTGTGGGAAGATGTTATTTTTCCTCCGAATGTTTACGACCTCCAAAAGTCCCCCTTCATTGGCTTCCGAGAGTTGGTCCGCGAGGACGAGCTCCGCGAGCGCGAAGTCACCGAGGACTACGACAGCCGCTGGATCGAAGAGGCCGTGAAGCACAAAGGCGTCTACCGGCGAAACACCCGCAACATGTATCGCATGACCGATACGCTCCTGCTCTGCGACGACAAAGACATGATCGAGGTCTGGCGCGTTTACGAAAAAAAGTGGAATGAAAAAATCGGCGCCATGGAGGTCATCTGCACCATCCTGCAACCCAGCGTTGTGGACCGGGTCGCCAAGTCCGAGCCCATGGGCTACGCCCACGCGCAATACCCCTTCGTCGAGCTCCCACTCGAGCGCACCAGTCGCCCGCTCATTGAGTCCCGGGGCATCCCCGAGCTCGTCTGCACCCAGCAGACCGAGATCAAAACCCAACGCGATTTTCGCAGCGACCGAGCCTCGCTCACCATCCTCCCCCCGCTCAAAGTCCCAGCAAATCGCGGTAAGCTCGATATCGTCCTCGGACCCGCCAAGCAGCTCCCAGAGAGACGCCCCGGCGAAATCTCTTGGATGCAACCACCCGTGAATGACATGGGCACCATCGAGATTGAGTCCGCCACACGCCGCGACGCCGACGAGTATTTCGGCATCACCCGCGCCGACATCGCCCAGAGCCGCTCTCTCCTCGCCCAGCAAGACCTCGTCGATAGCTGGCTCGCCGACATGGCCCTTGTTCTGCAGCAAACCTTCCAACTCGCCCAGCAATACCTCGACGACATTAAATTCACCCGCGTCTCCGGCGGCCTTCCAATGCCCTTCCAAGCCACCCGCGAAGACATCCAGGGCAAGTTCGACCTCACCCTCGATTTCGACGCCCGCGTCCTCGATAACGAAGCCCTCAAAATCAAACTCCAGGGCCTCACCGAGCTCACCCAGCTCGACACCATGGGCGTCATCGACCGCGCCGGCCTCGTCAAGTTCCTCTGCTCCGCCATCGACCCCACGCTCGCCGACCTCCTCGTCAAAGATGTCCAGGCCGCCCAGCAAGCCGAAGTCGAAGACGAGCAACTCCAATTCACGAAGATCGCCGCCGGCACCGAGCCTCCGCTCAAAGAGGGCGGCCAGAACGCCCAGCTCCGCCTGCAAACCCTCCAAGGCATCCTGCAAGCCAACCCCGCCCTGCAACAACGCCTCCAACAAGACCAAATCTTCGCCGCCATGATCGAGTCCCGCATGCAGGCATTCAACTTTGCCATGCAGCAACAACAAAACGCCCAGATCGGCCGCGTCGGAGCCCAGCCCGCCCTCGAGAAAATGGCGCAACAATCCCCCAACCCCAACCCCCAATAAACCACCATGAGAACTGTAACCTTCCAGTCCGTCCTCGACGGAGCCGCCGCCCGCATCGGGCTTGATCCCACGCAGACCATCCAGCCCTCCACAGC